AGCATTCAAGTACCATGCTGGGATACCCATTAGGCGGGCAATTTCACTAGCTGCATGTGATCGTGCTTCAACTAGTTGCATCTGAGCCGAATCGAAACCAAGTGTTTGAATCTTTATCGGACCCTCAGTGTATGCAGTCGAGCGGTCACGGCGAGCCTGCTTAAAAGACGCCAGCAACTTTGCAACAGAATCCCCGTCAAGGTTCATGCCCTCATTATTCAGCACCATTTGTGGTACAGGTTCTGCAGCCATACGGTATGCGGCAGATTCAAGTTCAATGGCCGTTTGAATTGTGCGACCGGCACGAGCCAGCACACCTTCATCCCAGCCTTGGAACACAATAAGCGAACCTAAACCATCATTAGGCAACAACTGGCCATCAAGATTGTAGGAAACAATAAGCGAGCGATCAGTGCTCAGGTTGTATGACACACGTGTTGGGTTGATGCGTCGCATTTTGTACGGGCGCCCATCCTGAGGTGAAACGTCCAGTACTTGCAAGTAACCCACACCATGAAAGAGCAAATCTTCAGCAAGCCAAGTCAATGTAACTGCTCGAGGCACAGCTGGGTCTGGCTGATCGATAACTTTACGTGGCGTTATTACTTGGTCTTGGCTGTTATATTCATGGAGCGGAATTGTTCCCAGTGTTCCGCACAGAATGTTTCTTGCCCGGGCAACTGCTGGCACAGACATTGCAGATTCACGGGACACATAGATAGCGCCATTTTGATCGTACGGTATGCCAATGGAACCATAATTCGGTGGTGTGTACGGGAGCACTGCAGCTGTGACAGTGGGCGCATAGCGTTCCAATTCTGGCTGTGCTTTAATGCGCATAGCATTTAGAATCCCCACAGTCTCACCCTACCATTTGAAACAGTCATTAAATAAGCCTTGCAAAACAAGCATTAGCAATACCTGTGGTCACTGTGAATGTTCCATTAACTAAATCGGATTGTCCTGTCACTGCACCAGCAATAAATGGTGAAGTACCGTTAAGAGAAGTAATCATACCGAGGTTTCCTACAAGCGTCGGTGCAGCATATTTTCCACTTTGTCCGTTATAACCAAAACATCCAACTGCATAATACGATCCAGCCTGTATTTGGTATGTTGCCGGATAACCTGTTGATGCTTCAAAGTTTGCTGCATAAGATGTATTTGATGAATTCCATAAAGTTGAATCATTAGCAGTACGAGCCAACAATGTGACCTGATTAGTCGAAATATTTACACTGTACAAACCCATACGACGTACTGGACTCGTTGGAGCAGTTATACTGTCGGTTGCCCCACTGGAGCAATATGTTGTGATACCTGAAATAGTTAAAGTATTTTGAGCCAAAAAAGTCAGCAAATAAATGTTTCCGTTAGTTGTTAATTGGCGTGTACCTGTAGCAATGGAACGAGAAATAATGTCCAAACCACTTAAAGGCTGATACTGGTCAATTCCTGTAGCACCTGTAGGACCTGTTGCACCCGTGTCACCCTTGCTGGCCAGCAGCTGCCAATACGTTGCGTTCGGTGGCGTGTTGCCTGTTGATTGCGCAATACAGTAATACGTTGAACCCAAACGGGTTACTGTGTCACCTGGATAGTAAGTATCGCTGCCAGTGTAAGTAAGTGGAGTATTGATGCCTAAAGCAATCAACGACCAATATGTAGGTCGAACACTTGGAGTCTGATTAGTGCCAGTCTGTAATGCGTAATAAGTCGAACCTGCATAGTACACCACATCGTAGGCTGCGTATGTGGTCGAGCTTGACCATAACCCTCGAGCAGTGTAACCCTGACCATTAGTTCCATTAGTTCCAGTTGCACCTGTAGCGCCCGTAGCGCCTGTGGGACCTGTCGGGCCAGTAGCGCCAGTGTCACCTTTGGCACCCGTAGCCCCCGTTGCTCCCGTGGGACCAGTTGGACCTGTCGGGCCAGTAGCGCCCGTAGCGCCCGTGGAACCTGTGGCACCCGTGGAACCTGTGGCTCCGGTAGCACCTTGAGGACCAACAACACCCGTGTAAATGGTGACGTCTTCCTCGACTACCGTAATAGTTGCCTGCGGGTTGTCTACCGTAACTGTTGTACCCATCAGATAGTTACCTGACCCTTAAACGATAACTTGCCCTCGAGTACCCTGTATGTCACGGTGCCGTTAGATACTTCAAGATCATAAATATATTCGCCCGGAGTGACTGCTCCAGTCTGAGCCGCCGTCATGGTTATCGCAATACTGCCAGCGCTTCCGCCTAAAGTCAGGCCGTTATCTTTGGTTAAAGTCAAAACACTCGCAGAGTTCAAGTGCTGCTTAACCTGCAACTTTGCTACGTTGTAGCCAGTCCAATTAACAAGGGTGCCATTAATACGCCACACTAGAGTGCGCTCCCACGTAGCCCCGCAATACACGGTGCGACTATAAGTGCCAGGTTCTAAAGCCATGTGCCAATCATACTGCAACCGTTACCACAGTTTTGGGCATTTCAGCGTGACCCACGGCCATCACCATCGCCACAGCTGCAGGAATTGAACCAGACTGCCTACGAGCAATGCGCCAGCCACCATCAGAAGCGGGACGCCTCGAGCATGCAGCCAACTGGGCACGCAACTCGCCCTGACCCACATGCAATAGTCGTTTGCCTTGCATTGCACTCATGGTGATATCGCACAAAGTAGGGAACACTGTCCCACTCCACGGCGTCGGGTCCGTATGAATACCCACCTGTTTAAGCCTCGCTGCAACATGCTCACCTGCACGAGGATCGTAAGCAACCGACCGGGTCTTGTAACGCCTAACTACGGATGCAATCTCAGATGCCAACTCTAATTCACCCAGTGGCTCATCCCGCTCCCACGAGTGACTAAACACCCTGATACCGTCAGGAGCAATCTGCGCACTTACCAAGAAACAGGCAGTGCGATTAAAGTCCAAGTCAAAAGCCATAAACGTAGGCAACTCTGGGTCCATCACTAACGTCCGATCTAGGCCGGCATCCCAGTGCGCCAAATTCCATGGGCTATCGAGCGCATCAACCCACTGACATAACAACTCAGTACGGACTACGTCTGGATGGTCCCTTGCAACCGAATCCTCAAGCGACTCAATTCCAACCGTGTAACCAAGTGCAGGATTTGCTGCTTGCCAAGCAGAAACGTCAGTAATTTTGCAGTGGGGTTCAGCCGACCACTCCCACCAGCCCAGTCTAGGTGACTTGTCAGCAAGCGCTCTGGATCGTAAGTCATTAAGCACAGTTGAATCTGCGGTCCCGGCATTCGAGGTGACCCAAGTTTGCGCATTCGGGCGTGCACGAGTTGTTGGCGCAGCTGCGGCCCAGACAGGTTCCCCGATTTCACGTAACTCATCAACGTAAAGAAGGTCAGCACTGGCACCACGAGCACCATCAGCGGTAGCAGCCAAAATGTGATAGCGACGAACACGGGTACATCCTGCTGGGCACGGCTCAGGGGCGTGCTCGCACCATACCTCAATACCTTCGTTTCCATTAGTCCTACTAATCCTCTTAACTCGGCGTTTCATCCACGGCGTTGATTCGACAATGTCCACAACTTTCCACAAGGTATCCAGTGACAAACGGCGGTTCTGAGCCATCCCATACGCTTGAGCCTCGCCAAATATGAACAGGCCAGCAAGAATCCGCATTCGCATTAAGTGAGTCTTTCCCTGTTGCCTCGCACAAAGCACCCCACATGTGGTTCTAATCCACTTTCCGTCCGGACCTACCACGAGCGCTTGGTCCATTACGTGTTTCTGCCACTCCATCAACGGTACTCCCACGCTTTCCGCCAGCTGCGCCACTAGCGGGCCGAGCGACTGCCCTTTTACGGGGCTGCTTTGCAGGCGGGGACTTGATGAGCCGTAGATACGTTTCCGTGAATTCCTTGCCATGATCTATATCCTGAACTACTGGGGACGAGCCAACATTACGACTCTTTGGGGTCAAAAGGAGCGCATCCATCAACTGTGAATGCCTGGCAATCAACTGCGCCAAATCAGCTGTGTCCCCTGCATCAAACTTAACATCCAAAAGGACAGATAAACGGTACAAAAGACTAAGAGCACCAGCATCAACAGCAGAAAGGTGTCCACCATTATTTGCCACAGCAATCTGAACATTCTTAACAATACTTTGCTCATTCACAATTCAATCCTGCCTCAGGTGGCCCCAATTTTCTCATCGGGGAATAAATGGCTCC